CTATTTAAGTATTTGTTTTTTATCTGCAAATTGCCTTTTGTTTTCGTGCTGTGCTGATTTTGTGCCAGAAAGCATGTTGGTCACTGTGTCGTCATCCATCGCGTGACCGTAGGTCGAGAATATGTGCTGCGGCGATGCCCATCCGCCGAGCTTTGCGACCGTGACCGGATCTATTCCCCTGTGCAATAGCGTCGTAGCGAACCCGTGACGGCAAGCGTGAAACGACAGGCGCTCAATCCCAGCCCGTTTTGCCGCCTTGTTCCATTGAGGCGTGGCTGTGTTCCGCGTCGAGTATTTGAACACCTTTTCAGCCGGGTTTCTGTTGCCGCCGATGTTCGCGAGCGCAACGACCAATTCAGGCGGCAGGTGCGGCCGGCGCTCGACAGATGTCTTTGTCTGTCGGATAAGGGCGCGTCGCTCGTCAAGGTCAATATCCGCCCACGTGAGCGATATTGCCTCCGATATTCTGGCGCCTGTCATGAACATAAAGCACGCCAGAGCCCCCAGATGAGGATTGGCGTGCGCCATGAACGCGCTGACCCATGACCACGTGACGGGCTTTTTGATGGGCTTGTCTTCGGGGAAGCGTTTGACCTTGAGGGGCGAGCAAAGCTCGAGCTCAGCGCAATGATTTACCACGGCTTGCGTAACCGCGATGAACTGCCTGTTTCTCGTGCTGGCCTTGGCGTTCGGATAGGTTTCGAGTGCGCCTTGTCTAACCTTCCCAGCGGTGATCGACTTCACCAGAATATCTTTCCAGTGATCCTCCACCCTATCCAGGTATCGAACTGATTTGAGAGCGTCCCGGTAGATTTGGGACGCCTGCGCGAATGTCAGGACGGATTCGGGGCCATCAAGACGACTTTTCCACGCCTCTGCTTCTGCTTCTGCGGCAATTCTTTCGGCGCGCTTTTTGTCCGTCGTGCCAGTAGAGTTGCGTAGGAGACGGCCGGCAACCGTGCCCCTGTAGTGCCAGACTTTGCCGCGTTTGTAGAGGGTGAGGGGCATGGCTTGGTGGCTTCCAGAATTGCTTGAACATCATCGGGCAAAAGAACCATGCGATTGCCCATTAGCCTACACGCACCGATTTCACGTGCAAGCTTCCTGATATGGCGAGGCGACCAGCCGAATTTTGCAGCGATGTCCTCGGGGGTGAAAACCTCTATGTTCATCCCTCGCTCCTTTCAAGCGCCGCTCGGCCGGCCCAATCCATGTGAGCCTCTGCTGCTTTGAGTACGGCCTGATCGAAATCATCCATCGCCGTTTTGAACGCGCTTTCGTACATCATGCGTGCTGTGCCAGATCGGCTCATGACGCCGCAGGTTTCCTTGATGAGCGCTTCGTGGGCTTCTTCGAGATCATCCAATGCCATTCCGAGCCGACGCAGCTTGATGGCTTTCTCTGCCACGTCGCGCAGGAACTCGTTCTCGCGGATGATGGCGGCGACTGGTTTCTGGTCCACGTCTCAGCCCTCCTGCTTTGCGAGTGCTGTGGGCTCATCGACGTCGGGCAAGGCTCCCGCCATGGCAAGGATATCTACGACCTCATTGAGGTTCCACTGCGCGATTGAATCGTCAATCCCACCTTCGCCTCCCACGCCATAATACATCTCAGCCCAAATCTTCTGTAGAAGATCAATCGGGACAGACGCGTTAGGGGAATGCGGTTCTGGAGGCCGCTCTTGTGCGCCGGCGTGTTTGTCGTCATTCAAAATGTCGATCAACTGTTTGATCGTGAGCTTTTGAATGACGACGTTGTCCGAAGCTTCCGCCTCTGGAAGCTGGTAATATTCCCACATGTGCGGCCCATCATTTTTATGACGAAGTCTCCACGCGACATGTTCTCCTGCCACGTCCTGCACCTGTGCGGAGAGGGCGGACAGTTCGTCAACTAGCGAAACGATTGACATTCCTGTTGCCGACCATTCTTTCCCAAGCTTGGCGCACAGAAGTTTTTCAACGTCGATTACCCTGCAGTAGGGCTTTCGTAAACCTGGACCGATCCGTCTTTGAACTCGAATGTGACGATGCACTGGCGCTTCGCACCCGCACCGCGGTACTCCACCTGCGGCCGGCGCTTCAGATCAGCGCGAGTGTTGATGACGGCCGCGATCAACTGCGCCTCATAGGCGATGACGTCTTTGATCTTGTACGACTTCTGGGCAACGCTGAAAGGGTTGAAATCCCACTGCAGCGCCTGCATCGTGACTGCCATGCAGTCGGCGGCATTGCCGTGTAGATATGCGGGAATGCCCGCCTTGGACTGGCACATCAGCTCTGCGAAGCGCACAACGTCGCCAAGGCTCTCTGGCTTGATGGCAATGCCGGAACCGGACTGGCCGATGGCAACACCGCTTGCTGGGTTTCTGTCTTGCGTGACGATCTTGTTCATATCAGGCTCCCGTCATAAGGCGTTGCTGGTACCAGACCGGCAGGTCCGTCTCTTCCAGCTCTTCAAGTGGTGTGGATGGAACCCAAGCGGCCGACGTGCCGAACTCGGACATGTAGCGGCTGTAGTTGTCGATCGCTTTGGTGATGAGGTTGCGGGCGTAGCCGAACAGCGGGTTACCCGGAGAAAGCTTGATGCCGTGCGAGATCGGGGCGCCTTCCTTCTGCCAAAAGACGAAGACGAAGGCGAAAACCTCGTTCATGGCGACACGGTGCAGCCACTCCTCGATGTGAGGACCGAACACCTTGCCCTCGGAAAGCAGCCGGCGCATCTGTCGACGGCCCTCGCTGTAATGCTCCGCTGAGACGATGTAATCGTAACTGGCAACAGCGTCCCGGCACGCCTTGTCGAACTCCTTGCCTCTGGCATTAGCGAGAGACTTCAAGTCGGTGATGGCGTTGAGCTTGAGAAAATCGAACCGGCACTTGAACCGGACGCCGTCTACCGTCCAGAACAAGGACACTTCCGGCTCACCGTTTTCGAAGGCGTTGGCGAGGGTCTTGTTGGCCTTGATGAATGCCGAAGCCGCTAGGATCTTCGTCCAGTCCTTGAACTTCACCGGAACCTTGCCAGCAGCCTTGATCTTCTCGATCTCAGCGCGACCTTCTTTCGTGTTGCCGGCGAGCATCTGCGGGGCGTGGTGCGATTTGAATTTCTCCTCACCCTCAAGAACGCACTGGTGCAACTGACGTCCGAAAATCTTTGCTGGTGTGTCGTCGTCATCAGGGCGTGCGGGGTTCAGGTGGCTTTCCCACCAGAAATCCGGTGCATTTCCGATGAGCTTCTTGATGCTGGTCGAACCAAGAGCCGTATCTGCATGGTACACAGCATCGCTCATGCCGAAGTAGATGCCGTCGGGATGCTTCGTAAACCCGGCCAAGTCGCCACTCTTGGCAACGACGCGAGAGACAATATCGCCAATTACTTCCATGCCACATCCTCCTGATGGATAAGTCCCATGCGCTGATATTTCGGATATCCGACGAAGGCCCACGACGTTGAGACGCTGCAAACTGCGATCATCACGGCGATGACGGCTCGGAACTGGCGCTTGAAAGACCTGTTCGAAGCCTCGGCTTTCTTGATGCAGTTGCCGAGCGTGATGAAGATGACCTCGACGTCATCCGCTTCTTGTGTGTTGGTGGTGGAGAAAGCGGAGGGCATCACGAGCGGCCTTCTGCTTTGGCGATGGCGGCGCGGGCCGAAAAGTATGCCCCTGCCAGAACTGACCCAAGCGTGTCGTATATCCAGTCGTCATCACACTCGGCTATGATGAGGTACTCTTCCGCAAGGCCGTCAACCGTCTTGTTAGCCGCATCCAGCAGATCGTCGTAAGCTGGGAAGCATTTGTCGAGAGTGGCGCCCTTATCGACGGTGCGCGTCCCAACTGCTGCATGCATTTCCATTTCAACAGCGGCTTTCATGGCGCGCTCGGTAGGTCTGCTATCTGCGGTCATTTCCTGCCCCTTTATATCTCGGGTTACTCTGACAAAGCCGGTGGGTTGGTGGGGGCTGGCGGAACCAGCGCTTCATTAACGAGAAGAACAACCTGATATTCTGCGTCCCCCTCTTGGTATCGATCAGCAATGAAACTGCCGCACTTGAAGAGAATCCCGCGAAGACGGTAGATTTCTTCTTCCGAGGCGAGATAAGATTTCCTGATAGCCTTCGCTTCATCGGGGCTTATCTTCGTCCATGATGATATGTCTTTCTGGTCTCTATCGATGGCGTCTTTGATAACCGCCTGCATAGGCCCTTGGTGCCTGCTCATGCTGCTTATCCCGCTGTGCTGTGGTTACTTGGTGGGGGATGGGAGAGAGCTGTCCGTGGAACGAAGCGAGATCAGGAAATCGAGCTCGTCCTTAGCCGCAGCAATGAAATCCTCCAGCTTCGACTTCCCCTCCCACCACGAAATCTTGATGTTGTTCACCCGCAGGTATGGGGAATCTTTGCAATACCGCTTGCCTGTGGCGTCTCGAACCGGGCAGCCGATACAGTTCTGGTCTTCGTTATCTTCATCGTGGATGTTGAACAGCTGGCAAAGTGCGCAATCATCAGGGCCGATATTGACCTGATTATATGCAGTAACCTCGGTTATCTCCTGCCAATGCCTGATAGAAGCTTCCAGCGCTTCTCGCGTTATCTGTTCCATTTCCCTATCCCTTGTCTGAAGCCCTATGCGGGGCGGCTATTCGGTGGCTGCGAGAACTGCGCGGGCCGCATCGAAAATCGGTCCATCCAGATTGCGAACACCGTGGCTGTCGAACTCGTCGGCGTTCTTCATTGCGAGGTCGCACCAATCGATTATTGCTTGCAGGCGCTCGGTCAGCACGACGATCTGCTCGTCCTTCGTGGCGATCTGCGAATGAAGTTTTCCGACTTCATGACGCCACTGGTCTAGAGCGCCATATTGCTTGAAGGCTTTGGAAATCGGGCCGTCCTCGGCGGGCGGAGAAATCTCACCAACAGGCTCGTCGCAGTTTTCCCAACGGTGCCAGTCGCCGTTGATGACCATCTTCTGCCAGCGACCGGGCTTTCCCATCTGCTTAGCGCCCTGAGGCTTGTATTTGGCCCAGCGGTAGGCTGTGCGGTCGATGCACTCGACAACGAAGGTTGAGCCGTCTTTCGGAAACACGCTCATAGTCATCACTCCGCCGCGTCCAGACGACCGATGACGGCGCCGTGGACGATGGGGTTGGAAACCCGAATGGCGTAAGAAGACGGATCAGCGTGGGTGGCATAGCGCTCGAACTTGACGACCTCGCCGCCGAACTGGTCAGCATCGTCGTTCGCTTCACCTTCGCTGCGATACTCAAACACGTCGCATTCGTCGGTCGTGAACTCGGTTCCGTTGAAAACACGGGCGCCGTCTTCAATCCTGTATCGAGTTACCCATGCCATCGCTCATCTCCGGTTCTTGTGGTGGCAGCGAGATCGGCGGGTGTTGGTGATGCTTCGTCGCTGCTGATGGAGATGAATGTAACAGGTTATGCTACACTGTCAACTGCAATGTAACATAAAATGACGCAAAAGATTTGACATTGTAGCGTGGACGGAGTTATCCATGTCGCAAGTGATGAGCGGAACGGGCGAAATCCCCAAGCTCTCACACTCACGGGAGCCTACCCCGAAAGGGATGGCCTCACGGCTTGCCGGATACGTCTGGAGAGTGCGTGCAGTAGGGTTGCGGTGGTGCCGTCTCGTTGGGTCAAGTCGTAGGTAGGGACCGCATAGGGTGTCTGGGCATCCAATGAACAATCCAGAGGGAAGGCGCAACGACATGGGACTGCACCCCGGCGCATGAGGCTCCTGAGCCAATAAAAATGCAGCATGAAGCGGACAGGCAACGCGCCGACATATGGCGTGCCGTGGATGTGTGGATACCTCAAGGCTCGTCCGAGATGGAAGTCCAATGCACAGGAACCCGGCGGTCGAGGTTTGCTCGGTCGGCTAGGGATTTCTGTGCGTTTCCTAAGGTCTGAACCGGCTGGAAGACTGGAGAAACAAAGGGATCACAGAGAGAATGGATAGCTAGAAGGATACGTACCCATGATGGATCTGAGTAAGACGCCGCGATGCGCCGCATACCTGAAGGCTATGCGCGGGAAACCAGACGAAGCCGGAATGAACGAGTACTGGCTGGCGCTCTGTGTCGCTGAAAGCTTCTCGGAAAAGGCATTGAAGAAGTTCGGCGGAATAAACTTCCACGTCATGAAGGGGCCGGCCCTCTTGATGAGGATGGAGGAGTTCTTGGAATACCATTCTAAAGATCGAGCCAAGGCTTCAAGGAAAATGAAGATGGGCGCCTCACCACTGGATGCGATCACGGCCGCTGTCTCAAACGAAGAAATAGAGGCCGCAAGAACCCCGAAGGGTGCATGGAAAGCAGTGCAGCTTGCAAAATGGGGCGTGCCCTGGCCGCCGCCAAACGGCTGGCGTCGAAAGCTCACGTCAAACTATGAGCACTCGATATCGGGCAGCGCTTGAAAAAACCGGTTGATCGCGTGAGCAAAAAGAGAACAAAGCGGGGGGATATGTGAACGATCAGCTTGAATAGGAGATCGGAGAAGAATAATTTTCTTCGCTCGGGTCGAAAGATTCGAGAAAACGAGAAGCCCAAGGACGCGTCAACATCCTTGGGCCTGAATAGCAACCTTACGGCAGCCTTTGTGATCACGACCCATTCATTTATTCAGAAACGCTTGAGTGTCAAGATCACTGGCTGTCATACACGCCCAGAAAGGGCCCCTCAGTATGACTGATGCAAAATCATCACTAATTCGTCTACGCGGTCACCTTGTCGAAGAAGATGAGTTCGGCCGCTGGAATTTGAATGACATTTGGCTCATCGCTAAGGCTCCTCAAAGTCGGCTTCCAAAAATATGGACAAGAAAAAAGTCTACGCTACGGCTGGAAAAGGAGCTCCAGAAAAAGGTTACGATTTCTAACCTTAAGGAAAATAAGCCAAATATACCAGTGGTTTACTCTAAAGTGGGGCGGGGGAATTCGGGAACGTTCGCTCACCCTGTTTTGGCCGCAGCATACGCCGGCTACCTCAGCGCTAAACTCGAAATCGAGACCAGAGAGGTCTGGCTTCGTTACCGGTCCGGCGATGTTAGCCTGGCGGATGAGATTCTCCAGCGAGCTACGCCAGAACAAAACGAATGGGCTGGTGTGCGCGCTCTGAGCCGATCGAAGCGGAATGAGTTTACCTCCACGCTTCAAGCGCATGGCGTTGAGGGAGCTGGCTACGCTCTGTGCACAGATGCCGTTTACACAGGGCTTTTCGACGAAAATGCCCAGCAACTCAAAATTACCAAAGGCATCGTCAAAAAGTCTGGAAGTCTGCGGGATGCGATGGATACGGATGAGCTTGTTTCCATCATGTTCGCGGAATCGTTATCTCGAAAAAAGATCGAGACGGACGAGCTTGCGGGGAACCGCCAATGCGTAGCCGCTACTGCGCAAAGTACAGCTTTTGTGCGCCAAGCCATCGAGGCGAACAGGACCTCAGGTTTGACACTGGAGTGATCTACGGGGCTTCGGCCCCGTTTTTTGTTTCCAGAAACCGAATCAAAAACGACTCGACTCTTGAATTAGAACCTGCTTTCTTACCGTGAACGAAATGAGAACAAGCGGGAGAAAGAAGATGGCTCAGAAAGCGGTAAACCAGTTCATCGTAGTGCCGCCCGATGATCGCATGGAGGGCGTTGCCCAGAACAAGGAGCTGTTCACGGCTCACCTCAACGAAAGCTTTCCGAGCTATGAGTTCCTGCTTCACAAGGAATCTCCATTCGAAAGCGACGACTTCCAGGTCATTCCTATTGCTGGTACTGCTGGCGACGAAGCGCACCCCGGCGAAGTACGAAAGATGCCCGAGCGTTGGGTCCTTGATGACATCGTGCAGGTCTGCCGAAGATTTGATGTCACGAATACCAAGCGCCGGCTCTCTTGATCATTTTCGCGCTATGTGGCCGACGACGCGGCCGATGATGGTCAAGCGATCAAGCTCGACCGTGAAGCGCTCAAGGTTCGGATTGTCGGAGATGATGCGAACCTCCACCGGGTCACTGAATGGGATACGTTGCAGTCGCTTGATCTGGGGCTCGCTTTGGCCGTCGCTAATCGCGTAGACCGTATCCGTTGTCATGGTGTTTTGCGACAGATCCACCAGTACGCGGTCACCTGGCATGTACGTGGATTGCATCGAGTCTCCGATGACCTCCATCACCAGCGTATGGTTTGGTGACGCCTTCGCCTCATTGCGGAGGTATTGAAGCGGGATAAGCCATTCTGCCACGACAGGGTGGCCGCTTATGCTCTCGGCGCCTACGCCTATGCTGATCGTTTCCCCGACGATCCCAGAGCCTGCGCCCAGCTTCATATCCACTTCTGGCAAAGCACCATCAACTGCAGGCGTCCAGTGTTCCCGGCTATAGCTCCCGGTATCCTCTACCTGATCTGGTTCAATCTCATCAGGATCGAATGAAGATACCAGCCTGCTTTTCAAGGGTGGCCGGTTGAGCATCAGGTCCTCGACGCGCGCGCCAAGCAGATCGGCAAGCTTTTCAGCCCGCTCCCTTTTCAGCAATGAATGATCATTTGCCAGACGGTTGATTGTCGCACGCGACAAATCCATTGCGTCAGCAAGCGCCTCTTGTGAGCCAATTTTTGATGCTTTTATGAACGGATCGAGCCAGTTTTTTGACATGCTCATGTTATCCGCCAACTCTGGCGCATCTTCTATGCCATATTATGCTACACTGCTGTTGACAGGCTCGGAATAATGTAGCATTAATTGCGACATGACCCTTGAAGATTACATCCACGAGCACACCACTGTAACAGCTTTTGCGGCAATGCTGGGCAAGAGCCGGGCACAAGTGCACCGGTACATGCGCGGTGAGAATCTCAGCAAGAGCGTAATCGAAGAGATTTGCCGCGCTACCGGCGGGGCGGTCGAGCCGAAGTCATTTTTCAACACGACGTCGGAGAGCGCGGCATGAACTGGAACCACGATCTCTCCCAGGCACCGCGCGGCAAGATGGTGCCTTACACCCGCAAGGGAAAAGATGGCCCGGTACAGTCTGAGCAGTACCGCAAGGAATACATCCTCGCCGTAGACGAGCACGGTGTTGTTTCGCAGTCCTACTGGATACCGCCTCGCTACACGCAGTCTGGCTCCCTTCTGGAAGGCAACCGCTGGTCCGGCTTCAATCCCGGCGTTGATCCGATCGCTTGGGCCCCGTGGCCGGTATACGAGTTTAAAGCTGCCCCCGACGATGCCGCAGTTACGTCGGGCAATGATTTGCGCAAACCTGTTGCTGCGGAACAGGGTCAAATTATCCGGGAAGGGGATGCGCCCCGTGGAACCGACCGTGCAAGCGGTGACGCTCCGGGCCCGGATACCGATCATCTCATTCTTGAAGACGTTGGGAGCGGCGCATGATGGACACATCACTCCAAGCCCCCAACCGTTACATTCACGACCGCAGCGCGATAGACGCAATGCAGGCAGATTGGATCGCAAAGCACGGCGAGCCGCGCCGGTTCGATCGCGGCTTCTCCAGCGATTGGGGATATCTGCAAAACCTGATGGCTGGTTACGGCTTCAAGCTGACCTATCACGGCCGGCGCTTTTACTCGATGCATGAAGCTGATTTCCTGGGTGTCGCCAAGCGCATTAGCCGCGACGAGCTCATGGAGCGTATCGACGCGGTTCTGGTCGAGAACGGCAAGCAGCCTTTCGGATGGAGGAAGTGATGTTGTCATCGTTCTCTGCCGACGAACGGCAACTCCTCATTATGGCATCGGTATTCTTCTCGGCATTCATCGTGTCGGCGGTACTGGCGCACCTGGCATTCTCGGGGCGGAAGTGATGGCCTCTCAACCCACTGCATATGATCTGTTCAAGCGTGGTTACGACACGCATCAGATCGCTGAATATCTCGGAATTTCGGAAGCGGCTGCGCTCAAATCTCTCACCACCGAACGCTGCGCCGCTCGAAATCTTGCATCTGCATATCCTTTGAAAACTACCACTTGGCCTCAGGGCCGGGTGGCTTACGCGGGGCGGTAGCTCCTTTCGTGTCCGCCTCTCTCTGATGGGTTCAACCTATCGAGGACGGCAACCGTGATCAGACAAACTTCGAACCACCACGAGACAATTAGGAAAATCGAAAACAGGGAAATGTCGATGAGTACCCTTGAAATGTTCTCACCAGATATCGCGCGCGAATACGGGCGCAAGATGCTTGAGATTGAGACCCGCGGTAACGGCGATCAGATGAACGCGCTTGAGCGTGTAGCTCGCGAAGTGGGCATGAAGCCCCGCGCTCTTCGTCGCCTGATCAACGGCGAAACCATGCCGACATTGACGGTCTTCGGGCGCCTTCGGGCTGGCTACCTCAATCTCTGCGAACGACGAATTAAACGCCTTCAGCACGATCTGGAGGTCGAGAAAGGGAGGTTCGGCAGTGATCCTTTTGCGGACATTGATGGAAGAATTTCGGCTCTGGCTGACGAAGTGCGCAGAGCGAAGGAAGCAACGAAACGAGGATAGGAAAGGGAAGGGCGAATGACCGTAGGGCACAACAGCAAGCTTACAGAGGCGGAAAGCCAAGCCCTATGGGGCCATCACACCCGGCAGCGAGTGGCGCTCTATCACGCCCAGCAGGATTTGAAGGCAAAGGAGCAGAAATACAAGGCGGACGCCAAGAACGATGGCGTCTCCGAGAAGGATCTGAAGGACTTCATTGAACTGACCTTCACGACCGACAAGCAGAAGAAGATTGACGAGTTCGCCCGCCGGAAGCGGATCATGATCAATTCGGGTCTGATCCCAGACGACAGGCAAGGCGATCTCCTGACCGACCGCGCCGGCAAGCTTGAGATGATTTACGCCGAAGGATTCCAGGCTGGCCTTGCCGCACTGGACCGGGTGTCCAAGCAGAACGGTGGCAGCGACGAGGATCGCGAATGGCTCCGCGGGTATGACGACGCTCAGAAGGTCATGCTCGAAAACCTGCAGGCGGCGATGGAAAAGCGCAACGCTAACAAGAGCAAGGAGGAGCCGCCGGCGAACATGGATGGCGATGACCCCTTCACCCTCAAGCAAGACGACTGAGTTCCCCCGGCCAGCTTATCTCCCAAGCGCTGGCCCAACTAACCCGGTGCGAGACATGTAAAGCGGACCCCGCACCGGGTTCTTTCTTCTACGAGGTGAACATGATTTTGGTTTCATGCCCCACTTGCGGCAACCACATGGGCGAATTGCCAGAGCCTTCAAAGGTCAAACAGCATCTGTCTCCGCTAGAAGCCAAGGCGTTTGAGACGCTGCTTGCATCCGGCGCCGACGGATTGAACCGGATTGACCTTTCCATAGCCATCCACGGCCAGAAGCAAGGCATAGAAGACAATCGCCTCAAGCAGACCGCAGCTATCATTTCAGATGTCCGTAAGCGCATCGAGCCATACGGATATCACATCCAGCGCTTGCGCACCCATGGCGACAATCAGGCTTATCGGGTTGTCCCCTTGGAGGTGACGCCATGACACTCATCCTTGGCTTCGACCCCAGCAAAAGCACCGGATGGGCTCTATTCAGCCCAGAGCGCGAGCGTGAAGATGGCAACTTCTCCCATATCGAGTGTGGCGTGTTTCAGATGCCCGACAAGGCAGACCACTATTACACCAGCGACCAAATCGGCATGAAGGTGGCAAACCTTCTCCGCGGTATCAAGGAGCGCCACAAGCGCCTGCCTGACTTCGCAGTGCTGGAGCAGCAGATCCTCGCCAAGATCGCCAACACCAGCGCCGACGCCATGATCTATCCGTGGATCGCGTCCAGCTCGATCGTCGCCACGCTGGCCAACTTCGGCATTCCTTACGGCACACTGATGCCTTCCTCCTGGCGAAAGTCATTCTTCGGTCAAGGCTTCAAGCCGCCGCTCGATAAGAAGGGCAAGAACGACTGGAAGGCCGCAGCCGTTGACCTTTGCGAGCAGCGCGGCATCGAACTGCCCAAGCAGAAGGCTCTCGCCCACAACGCCGCCGAGGCCTGCGCTTTGGCCATCTGCTGGGGCATTCGAGACATGAACCTTCACGCCGGCCGCTACCAGCAGCCGTGGATGAACCTTATCCAGCAGCGCAATGATCGAGGGGTGGCAGCATAATGGGCAAGCGATCTGATTTCGAGCGTCGGAAGAACGACGCGTACCAGACACCCGCGCCGGCAGTCCTGCCGTTGATCCCCCATCTACGCGGCATCCATACCTTTGCAGAGCCATGCGCCGGCGAGGGTAAACTGATCAAGGCGTTGGAAAGCCACGGACTTCGTTGCTCATTTTCGGATGACATTGAGAATGGCTTTGACGCAATCGTGGACCTCAAGACCGTTGATGCTCGCTTCGACGCAATCATCACAAACCCACCGTGGACCCGCGAAATCCTTCACCAGATGATTGTTGTGTTCCAGTACATTGCGCCGACTTGGCTCCTATTCGATGCGGACTGGGTTCACACAAGGCAGGCCGCCCCATTTATCGACCAGTGCAGTCACATCGTCAGCGTCGGCCGTGTGAAGTGGATCGAGGACTCCAAATTCTCCGGCAAGGACAACGCGGCTTGGCACCGGTTCCATAGCCAGCACGTTGGCGGACCTCGCTTCTTCGCGAGAGAGGCGGTGGCAGCATGAGCGGACCTGTAGATCGCAAACAGTTTGACCGCATCACCGAGCAAGACGCATTCGAGGCAGAGCAGGTGTTCCTCGCCTGCATGTTCGCCAACAATGCCTTGATCGCTGAGAGCGGGATCGAGCCGGAAGACTTCTCCGAAGAGTATCACCAGATGCTTTTCAGGGAGGCGCAGGAACTGGCCAGCACCGGGCAGCCGGTCAATGCCATCTCGATCAAGCCGCACATCCCGAAGGTCATCAGAACTGCCAACAATCAGGACATCATCACCGCCGAATACAACACCGGCCTGATGAGCATGGGCTTCGATGTCTCCACCTTGGGACGGCTGGAATCGTCAATCCACATCATCAAGGGCGCATCACTCTCCAGACTGCTGGCCCGTGAAGCCGATATCGCCGCCGAGATTGCCAAGGAAGGCCACACGCTCCTCACTCTGGACGAAGAGATCGAACAGCTTGAAAAGCGCCTCAAGGAACGCCGTCAGCGTCTTTCCGCACTCAAGGCCAGCGCAGCCCCCGGATCGTCGTATCTGGCCAAATTTGAGGCCTCTGCGCGCCGTGATGGCGTGGTGGGTGTCCCGATAGCGCTGAAGGAAATCCAGAGCGTGCTTTCGGAGCCAGCTTTTGAGGCTGGGAACCTGTATGGGCTCCTGTCTTCATCAGGCGAGGGCAAGTCGTCACTGACAATGCAGCTCATCTACCACGCGGTCGACTGCGGACACCCGGTACTCTTCCTCTCCTACGACCAGTCTGCAGACCAATGCATAAGCCAGATGATCGCTCAGGTTCACGGCATCTCGATGAAGAAGCAGCGCGAGCCCATGCGGTTGATGCAGGAAGACGAGCGCGACACATGCGTTCGGTTCGCGACGGACATCAACAACCGGCCGCTGGAAATCATCCGCTGTCAGCGCGAGGGTGTCGAAAAGCTTGTCGCCTATGCCCGCCGGTTCGTGAAGCGCTATGCCAACGGCAAGACGCCTTTCATCGTTATTGACCACATTGGCAAGGTGAAGCCCCGCGACCCGAAGCTTTCACCTGATCGCATTTCGGGTGAAGTCACAGTCGAGCTAAAGGCACTCGCATATGAGACGCAGTCCGCGGTCCTGATCCTCAATCAGCGCAACGGCCTTGGCTCCAAGCGTGACAATCCACGGCCGATAGCAGCCGACCTATATGGCGGTGAGGGCGCCCGCGCCGACTACGACGCCGTCATGACCCTTTACCGCCCGGAGAAATACAAGAAGGAGCGTGAGAGGGTGGCCGCCACACCCAGCGATTGGAAGACGATCAACGCTGTCTTCGGCTCCGACGTCGATGGTGTGGCCGAATTGGCGTCCATCAAGGTCAGATTTGGCGATCCCACCATTCAGGAAATCGTGCACTTCGAGGCCGAGTTCACCCGGTACATCTCGCCCAAGCCCAAGCGCAATCAAGGGGAGATGTTCTGATGACCCACCCCATCCAATGGAACGGCTCAAGCACCAGCTTTGGACCCGCATTTGACGACAGCCGCATGTCGAGGAGGTTGGTGTGATGGAAGTCCTAGATCTTTTCAGCGCAGCGGCCGGCGGTTGGTCGCTCGGAATGCACCGTGCAGGCTTCAAGACGATAGCGGCCTGCGAGAACGTCGATTGGCGCCGCGCAATCTATCAGGAGAACAACCCGGATGTCCTTATCTATGACGATGTCTGCACGCTCACAGCAGATCGAATTATTCGAGATACCGGACGATTCCCGCCTATCGTCGTCGGAAGCCCCCCGTGCCAGGATATCTCCAGCGCCAACACAAAAGGCAAAGGCGTCGAAGGCGAGCGCAGCGGGCTCTACTTCGAAGCAATCCGCATCATCGGAGAAGGCCGTCCTCGTTGGTTCGCTCTTGAAAACAGCTCTAATCTCCGAACTCGGGGCGCTGACGCCGTCCTCGCTGCACTGGAAGCACTCGGCTACACCTGCTGGACGTTCGTGGTACGTGCTGGGGACATCGGAGCCAATCATGAGCGGCCCAGAAGCTGGATCATTGGCTGCGACCTCTCCCAAGTTTCACACGCCAACGGCCATGGGCAATATGCACCATCCTTCAATGAGCAAATGGGAAAGCTGCGTGCCGTGGAGGATTGCGCTGGCGACACCGCGGAAGACGGATGCGGATCGGGGATTTCGGGGCGACGTGTTGGCGCAGCTTCAAGGGCAGAACAACCGCCACGCCGGGATGCTCTCAACGCCGAGAGCGTCGGATATGAAGGCCGGCGGCCATGGGGACACAGGGAGGATGGGATCCGTGCGTCATCAGTTGCAAGTTGCGTCACAAGAGACCCTTCCAACCCCGACCAAGCGGGACAAGCGGATGGATGCATGGTCTCCGGCTTACGACAAGCGGAAATCGCCAACAATGGATGCGGTTCTGGATGGAGCGATGACCGACAGGGCGTCGGACAAGTGGCAGTATGCGAGGGAGATCGCTTCGACCCTGCAACATGGCGGGCTGACTGGTCCCTCGATGACCTTGCCGCTCACCTACAACTGGATGATGGGCTTTCCACCTGGGTGGCTGGCGCGCGCATTGCAGTCGGCGGTCCGCGCGGGACGTCTGCAGCAAGTCTCATCGTTGAAGCGTTCGGAGACGCAGTCGTCCCGCAAATCCCGGAAGCAATAGGCAAAGCAATCTTGCGCACTGAAAGAGCCTTGGCGGCAATTTATGAAAGGGCGTCGGCATGAACCACTTCGCCGCATATACCAAACCAGTACCTGGCGGCCATTGGGCCATGTGCCGCTTCGCCCAGAATGCTCAGCCATGGCCGATCCTCGATGGCGACAAGCCAAAGGTGTTCCCGGTTCAGACGGACGCGCTTATCGCCGCCCAGGGACACGTCATCAAGCACATCAACGGCACGATGCGCCGCGACGGTGAAACGATCAAAGCCGTCAGCGACGCCGACGCCCATTTCAACCTCCAGCCATTCGTCAAAGCCAAGGGCAGCGATAAGCGAACCATTGTCGAGAAGGCACGACGCAAGGGCAAAGAGATCAGCGTGGAAAGGAGGGAAATGGCATGAGTGCACAGTTAGACCTCCTGAAACCCACAGGCCAGAATGCCCCGATCAGGTTTGTGATCTTCGTGAGCTATGGCAATGACAGCATCGCCTTGCTTCAGTGGGCGCACGAGAACGACCTGCACGGTGTCGCCGTTGTCTTCACTGATACCGGATGGATGGCTGATGGCTGGGCGGCGCGTGTCGAGCGTGGCGAGGCTTGGGTTCGATCCTTGGGGTTCACACCATACAGAACCAAGAGCATCGGCTTTCGCCAGCTGGCGCACGATAAGAGCGGCTTCCCGACACAGCAATTCCAGTGGTGCAGCTACCGCCTCAAGATACTTCCAGGCATGCAGTGGCTCGAACAGCATGATCCCGATGCTCGTGCCATATGCCTGATCGGCGTAAGGCGTGAGGAGAGCGATGATCGGGCAGATTTCCCGGAATACCTCGCCAACAGCGGCAATCACGGCGGGCGCTTCATGCTCGCACCGTTTGTCGACTGGAAGGAAGAGCAGCGCAACGAACTTATCCGCCGCGCTGGCTTTGAGGTTTTGCCGCATCGCTCCCGAGAGTGCCGCTGCATCAACAGCAACCGCCAGGATATGCGTTTCTTCACCGATGCTGACTGGAAGGCGATCAGAGACCTGGAGCAGGAAGTAGGGAACACCATGTTTCGCCCACATCGGCACATGGGCGCGAAGGGCGCGGATCAGGTGCGTGACTGGGCCAACAGCGAGCGCGGTCAGTATCAAGCGCCTGAGCCAATGCCAGACGCAAAAGACCTTGAAGACATTGCCGAGCAAGGTGATCTACTCGGCTACCAGTGTGCAGGAGCTTGCCCACAATGAACCACCACGTCACCCTAACCCCATCGCAAAGAGCATGGCACGAAAAGTACAAGGCCGTCCGATCCCGCCTCATGGGGCCAGAGAAGCGCGTCAATGTGATTGACCAGCTTCGGCCGACCATCGCGGCGAAGGCGATCCCGGAGAATAAATCTCGGCCAAGGCCAGATGCGGACGCGCATGTGAAGGCGTACCGGATATGGCAGTCGTGTGCGTCTCGGCAGGTTTCCATGATGGAGTACGCCGAGCAACTTTGCGCTGAACTCGGAACCACATTGGCGGAGATCAGGACACCAGATCGTCACCGGAGGTTGGTTGAGAAAAGAGACAGCGTAACGTTCGATCTCAAGCGCATGTATCCGAACAAGTCCCGGCGAGCGATCGGCAGGGTGACAAATAAGGATCAGGCATCCGTTTATCACTCGCTGCAAAGGGAAGCTGAGCGGCGCGGCGTGAAGGTGGAAATGATCGAGAGCGTTGGGGTCGAGTATCCTTCGCTGGAGGGAGACATCAAGAGCGGGATGATGCTGCGCGCCATGGCTTCTAAGTACGGTGTTGGCGCGGCGACAATCACGCGAAAGATGCGGGCGCTCGGTCTGTACGACATGTTCAAGTCCAGACACAAAGGCCTGCCGCAGCAGCTTATCGACGCCATTATGCAGGACACTCGCGACGGCATGCCCATCACGAAGATTTCCAAGAAGTACCAGATGAGCCAAAACACAATCCGGAAGTACCGAGACCAGTATCAGCGGGTGGAAGCGCAGGCGAGGGCGGAATGACCAAGTACCCGGCTGCCGAAGCAATCCTGAACGAGTTCGGCATTACCGTGGTGCATCCCAGCTCTGTGCCCGGTATTGGCCAGACGAGAGCCGAGGGAACCGTCGAGCATATCCGGGTGACGAAGGGGGATGACTATGCCCGCTTCGTCGTCATGACGCTGGCAGAGAGCGACAACAATAAGGGAGCCATAAACCGGTACTCCCTTTCGGCCGCCAGCGCGCTGACGAAGTACGCCCGTGACAAATACCCGGACCTGATGGAGAACGATCTGGAAAGCTGGTTCCGCTTCTGGTCGGGGACACCGCTTCCGGTACTGGTTGATATGATCTTGGATGTCCACGGGGAGGCGAAGCGCAGCGATACACTTTATGGTATGCTGCTATGGCGATTTGAAATGGAATTTGGACGGCTTTCTCGCCAAGGCGATTTCTTCCATGAGACAGGAGTGACGGCATGACGGAAGGTGAAATTCTCGATCTCTTCATTCGGGCGGCGGAGATCGACCACAGGCTACCGAACGCGCCAAAGCCGCCACGGCTGAAGGCTCAATCGCTGCCATTCGTCCATAGCCGTGAGGAACGCTCTGGCTGGGAGCCGGCTGACTTCTCAAATGGCAGCGTCATTACCCGTAAGGATCATCTGGGCAACGACATGCCGATCTCGGAAGCCCAGAGACGCCTTCTCAAGCGCCAGATGAATGACAGGCTGGAATATGGGGACAGCGGCCGCCTCGATATCCAGGCAAAGGCGTTCTGGAATGGCAAACGCCTCACCACCGACGATGTAGGCGAATGGGAACTGGCAATGGAACTCATCCGCCACGTCAGCCGCGAGCGAAACAGACGCTGCCTATGGGCATACGCCAAGAGCCGTGCGAAGGTTCTCATTGTCGAGGTTGATGAATTGTTCGTCATCGCACCAAAGGAAACCGACAAGGTGACGCGGCGGCCATATCAAGTCATCGACACGGTTCGTCAGAAGATATCCTTCAGCAAGTGGTGTACGGATGTGGAAGACGTGCACCGGAATTACGGAAAGACCTGTGCAGACCATGCTATTGCAGAAATTAGATTAAAAGCCTTCGGCAACCGTCTGTTTCCTAACGAAATCGTAGGGAAACGCACCTTGCAGAACGGCCAAGATTTCGGGCATATTCCAGCCATGATGGACAACAGCGCGTCAGACAGCCGAATGACAGTTGGCGGGTGGTGCGTCCGAGATACGAATAAAGCTCTTCGCAAGTTCGACAGCGAAATCATCCATGTGCCGCTGACTGATCTGCGTAATGCAAGACGCCGCCAGCGTGAAGCTCGAAAGCGCGAGGCGGCATAACAATTTGGACTGGCGATACCGCGAGGGTTCGCCCCGCACAGGCTGAGATCGATGCGCTCGGCGGTCCCAAATAGGCAGGCGGGTTCAATTCCCGCTCGTTGGCCGAGATCAGGTGAAAGACAGGGTTCGAATCCCTGACGCGCAGAGATGCGTAAGACAGTGGTCCAGTTGGGGTGGACAGGCCCGCGTGTCCCCGGCGTTACGGGGAGCCAATTCGCCCAACGGGGCAAAGGAATGCGAGGCGGTCCAAGCGCGGGCGACTTGGGTAGAGGTCACTGCAGAAGACGTTTCCGGTGAGATTACGACGCAAAAACTCGCCGCCTTGCATATAAATCAGGAAGGTGGTGCGACCCGCCGATCTGCGAAGGAAGGGCTGCTCGATTGGGCAAAATGATCCTTGGCCTTCCTGATATACAAACTCCGGCTTCAAGGCCGTTCACCAGCCCCGCCCGTAACAAGGTGGGGCTGAACCGATTCAGGACCGGCGGCGTATGCGTAAGCCCGGATATTCAAAGGCACACCGTATGGGGCCGCCTGATTTCCATTCACCCGCCCACATGGAGAGAGCGATGGACCCGCTTCAGCCGATCATGAATGACCTCGGCATCATAATGGGTGTTTTCCTGTTTGTGGCTTTCGTCCTTGTGGCTTGGGCGTGTTAAGCGCCACCCCATGACCACCACCGAGCAAGAGCGGGAGAGGGGTTGCCAGAACCCCAGCCACAGACCCCAGCCGTGAACAACGCCGATTGGGAAGAATATCGCCCCAGCGATCAGGAAGCCCCACATCTGTTCGGTGAAGCAGACATAAAGGTGATTTAGCCACCCGGCGAAAACGCCAAGGAACATCACCAAGCCAATTAGATTACCCATCCCCATCCCCCGAGGTCGACTTTGCCAGTACTCAAGAATGCACGGCACGAGACATTCGCGCAAGGGTTGGCAAAGGGGCAGACGGCGGATGAAGCGTACCAGAAGGCGGGGTTCAAGCCGAACCGGGGCAACGCGGCGACACTAAAGCAGAAACAAAGCATTTCAAAGCGAGTGTCCGAAATACTAAAGCAGGCTGAGGCGAACGAACAAAAGGCCAATGAGAGGGTCATAGAGAAGCTCGCAATCACCAAGGAGCGGGTAGCCGCTGAACTCGCCAAGATCGCATTCCTCGATATCCGAGAGGCCGTCAGGTGGGGTCGTAGCCCGATCGATACCAAGGCAGAGAACGCAGACCCAAATGGTCTTGGCATCTATCCAGTCGAGTTGGTGCCGAGCACAGAGATGAGCGACGACGCAGCGGCGGCCGTGTCGGAGGTCTCGCTAACCCAAACCGGCGTGAAGATTAAGATGCACGACAAGCGAGCGGCGCTGATGGATCTGGCAAAGCTCATGGGTTTCGTTGTCGACAAAACAGAGCATACAGGCTCTATCAACCTGTCTGTCTCGCAAGAGGACGCTGAACTGTGACGCATGACAATAGCGATACTGACGGAGAAGCAAAGGCAGGCTAACCGGCTCTTGGCCAGCCCTGCGCGCAATATCATGCTGCGCGGTGGCTCTCGATCCGGCAAGACGTTCCTGCTCGTCAGAGCCGTCATCCAGCGGGCTATCAACGCCCCTGGTTCTCGACATGTAATCTTCAGGTTCAGGTTCAACCACGCCAAGACATCGGTCTGGTCTGACACGATCCCGAAGGTTCTTTCGCTCTGCTTCCCCGCGCTTCGGGTGAAGACGGACAAGACAGACTTCTATATCGAACTGCCGAACGGTTCTCAGGTCTGGATTGCTGGCCTCGATGACAAGGAGAGGGTCGAGAAGATCCTCGGGCAAGAGTACGCCACGCTCTATTTCAACGAGAGCAGTCAGATTCCGTGGGCGTCTGTCGAAACCGCCATGTCTCGTCTCGCGCAGAAATGCGAGGTTGACGAGCAGGTGGCTTTATCCACGGGCAGAAAGCATCTGCCGCTGAAGGCATACTTCGACTGCAACCCGCCATCAAAGCTGCATTGGAGCTATCAGCTATTCCGGGCCAAGATGAAGCCCGGTACCAAAGAGAAACTGGCAAAGCCGGAAGACTATGTCGAGATGCAGGTCAACCCTGCCGACAACGCAGATAACCTGCCGGCGGAATACTTTGACGTTCTCGCGTCGATGTCCGCGGCCAAACGCCTTCGTTTTGAGGCCGGAGAGTGGGCCAGCGAAGTCAATGGCGCTCTCTGGGCGCAGGAGGACCGCAAGGCGGCTGATGGCAAGGTTATGCCGGGCATCGACAGCCTGCGCGTCACAGAAGCCCCAGAGATGCAGCGCATAGTGGTTTCGGTTGACCCTTCCGGCACACGAGGCGACGGGACAGGCGACGACATCGGTATCATCGTTGCTGGTCTCGGCGTTGATGGGCATGGGTACATTCTCGAAGACGGCACTTGCCAGATGTCACCGGAGGGTTGGGGCAGGCGGGCGGTTGATCTGTACCACAGGCACCAAGCGGACCGGATAATAGGCGAACGCAACTTCGGCGGTGACATGGTCCGGTTCACGGTATCGACCGCAGATAACCGAGCATCGTTCAAAGAGGTAGTTGCCAGCCGCGGCAAAGCGGTCCGAGCAGAGCCGATCAGTGCGCTTTATGAGCAAGGCCGCGTTCATCACGTCGGGGACTTCCCCGATCTCGAAGACCAGATGTGCAATTTCACGTCGTCCGGTTACGTCGGCGAAGGTTCGCCAGACCGTGCAGATGCGCTCGTATGGGCCATCACTGAGCTTATGCTTGGCGGTTATCACTATGGAATGTTGGATGTTGTCTAATGCTGTTGTTTGACCGCCTGCAGAACTTCGTGAGCGGCCTTGGTACAGCCAAGGACAAGCGCGTCGGGAATGCCTTTGTATTCCAGCAGATCGATCCGGCCCAGCTCGTGGCCATGCACCGGTCTGACTGGATGGCCCGTAAGGTCGTGGACATCATCCCCGATGACATGACGAGGGAGTGGCGCGAGTGGAAGGCTGACGAGGCGATTGTTGAAGCGATCGAGAAGGTCGAGCGCGCTCCCCAGATCAACATCCAGGCGAAAGTAAATGAAGCTCTCCAGCTTGCTCGCCTTCGCGGCGGTTCGATCCTTGTTCTTGGTGTTGATGTCGGAAGCCCTGAAGAGGAGCTTGTCATTGAACGAGTCGGCAAGGATACGCTCAAATACGTGCACGTTCTTGGACGCGATCAGGTTAGCTACACCGATATCAATCGCGACATCACGTCCCCTTATTATGGCGAGCCCACCATGTGGGAGTTCACCAGCAAGAACGGGCAGATGGTGCGAATCCACCCGTCGCGAGTAGTCAAGTTCATCGGAGCGCCTATCCTCGACAAGTATACAGCGCCAGATGAAGTGTGGGGCGATAGCGTCCTGCAAGTCGTATATGACGCGCTCCAGAATGCCGCATCATCACAGGAACATACCGCATCGCTGATCCCAGAGGCGAAGACGGACGTTCTCTATATCCCGAGCTTGTCAAAGTATCTGGAGAACGAGAAGACCACGCAGAAGCTCACTGAGCGCTTTACCTACGCCAACACCATGAAGAGCATGTTCAACATGCTGCTGCTGGAGGGTGACGGGAACGGCGCGGGTGAGAAGTGGGAACAGAAGACCATCAGCTTTGCGCAATATCCCGAATTGCTGCGTCAGTACCTTCAGGTGGCATCCGGTGCGGCCGACATCCCGATGGTTCGCTTTCTGCAGGATGCACCCTCGGGCCTCGGTTCGAATGGCGAGGTGACGCTGAAGAACTATTACGATCGCATCGGCGCCGATCAGCGCAACGATCTGTCGCCTGCACTGTGGCGCTTCGATGAGATAGCCATCCGGTCGGCAACCGGCGGACGTGACCCGAAGATCTATTACGAGTGGGCGCCGCTTTACAGCCAGACCGAGAAGGAACGGGCAGAGGTGTTCAAGCTGAACGCTGAAGCAGCCCGCGCCATTGTTGGCAGTGGGGCAGGGCAGGAGCTTATCACCCGCGAGGCTGTTTCTAAGGCGCTTATCTCCCGCATCGAGGAAGACGGCAATCTGCCAGGTCTTGCCGCCGCGGTGGAAGAGTATGGCGACCTTGAAGAGAACGAGCCGACAGAAGAAGAGCTTGCCGCCGCAGCAGCCACGCAGGCAGCGAACACCAACAATGTAACCCGGATGCAGCAGGCAGCGAACGATGCCGCTCCACGGACGCTGTATGTGTCGCGCAAGGTGGTCAACGCTGCTGATCTGATCGCATGGGCAAAGGGGCAGGGGTTCAAGAGCACACTTCCTGCCGATGACCTGCATGTCACCATCGCCTATAGCCGTGATCCGGTAGACTGGATGAAGGTTGGCGAAAGCTGGGCCGGAGAGCTGAAGGTTGCCGCTGGTGGCCCTCGCTTGATGGAGCGCTTCGGGGAGGCCCGCGTGCTGCTGTTCAAGGCTGCCGAACTCGACTGGCGGCATGAGAACATCAAGGCGGCTGGGGCCTCTTGGGATCATCCTGAGTACCAGAGCCACATCACCATCAGCTACGACCCGGAATCGCCCGATCTGGAAAGCATCGAGCCATATCAGGGTGAGATCATTCTGGGGCCGGAGCTGTTCGCTGAGGTCAAGGAAGACTGGCAAGCGGGCATCAGCGAGGAATAACAGCCATGCAAATCAGGGACAGCCTGACGGTGGATGCCGCGGGCCTTACCCTCACTCGTGACGGATATGTCGTGGGTGAGGCTAAGGTCTCGCGCGCCTACAACGTCCAGCAATACTATGGGGCCGAGCTCGGATTGATGGGCGATGAGGCCGGGAAGGTCTTCGGTGTCTATCGAGACCCGGCAGTTGTCTTCGATGAAAAATCGATGCTGTCATTGGCTGGTCGGCCCGTGACGCGAGGCCATCCAGACGTCGAGGTCAATGCTAGCAACTGGCGGGACCTTGCCAAGGGAGCCATGGGCGGCACCATCAAGCGCGATGGTGAACACGTGGTGGCATCTATGGTCATCATGGACGCGGATTCGGCCAAGGAAGTGATGGAAGGCGCTCGCGCTCTTTCAGCCGGTTATACGGTCTCTGTGGTCAGAGACGAGGGCATCGCCCCAGACGGCACACCCTACCAATTTCGACAGGCGGGAGAACTTCGGTTCAACCACGTCGCATATCTGCCCGACAATAACCCTCGGGCAGGGAACACGCGCATTGGCGATGCCTGGCGCGATAAGGGCCTAGCGCCCATCACCCCGAGCACAAAGGAAGACAAGATGTCTGATGCTCTCAAGACGGTGGTACTGGGCGACAAGGCCGTCCAAGTCGCCGTTTCCGACGTCGCCGCGTTTGAAGCCTTCAAGGCTGAGAGCGCAAAGGCTCTGGCCGATGCCAATGCCGCCCACACCGCGGCTCTTGCAGCCAAGGACGCAGAGCTGGCGAAGAAGGATGCTGAACTGGATGCCACAAAGGCAAAGGTTCTCTCCGACGCCGACCTCGACAAGCGTGTGCAGGACCGCGCCGATCTTATCGCCGTGGCTACTGTAATTGCCAAGGACGTGAAGACTACCGGTCTCTCTGATGCAGCCATCCGAAAGGCCGTGGTTACCGCGAAACTCGGTGACGCTGCCATCTCCGGAAAGACGGAGGCCTACATCGATGCCCGCTTCGACATTCTGGCCGACGAAGCCAAGAAGGAAGCCGGCGCCGATCCCTTCGCCCGCGTCGTCTCCGATGGCTTGAAGCCGACGGGCACCGCGCAAACCCAGACAAACGACGCTTGGAAGAAAAGCGTTGACGATCTCAACGCCTGGCGCAAGGAGGCTTAAGCCATGCCCATTACCTATCGCGACACTATCGCGGCCTATGCGGTTGGCCGCCGCGCCAACATGGAAGAGTGGAACACCATCACTCGCACCCTGGAAGGCGTCACCGCACTCGGCTTTGGTGTTCCTGCAATTGCAGGCACTGGCGCCCACACCTGCGCGCCCCTGACCGCTGCGGCTCAGAATGTTCTCGGCATCACTGAGGCATCTCTGACTTTGCCGCGCCCCGGTGATCAGTACGCGCAGTACGACAACGTAGCAATCTGCGAAAGCGGCGTCATCGGCGTCTTGCTCGGTGCCAACGTCACCAAGGGCGCACAGGCGCGCTTCAACGTCTCGAATGGGACGTGGACCGGCGCGGCTGCATCGGCAACCGTTCTCACCATCCCCGGCGCTCAGTTCGATGAAGCCGGATCGTCTGGCGCGGTTGGCATTGTCCGCTATCGCCGTCCCGTTCCCTCTGTCTCGGCAGGAGCATAACCTATGAACATGATCGTCAACGACGCTCAGGCCCTGGCATTCGTCACGGGTCAGGCGTATCGCATCAACCAGACCGTCTATGAGACGCGGTTCCCTGATTGGGATTTCTCGCGTCTCATCTATGTGGATACCACCGGCCCTGCATGGTCCCCCGGCATCCTGACATACACATCTGACCTGACCGGCGCTGCAAAGTTCCAGTCTGGTTACGCCAAGGATATTCCGCTGGCGGATGTCTCGCAGGATATGCAGACCAAGTCGTTCCATCTGGCGGCGATCGGCTACCAGTACAACATCGAGGAAATCAACACCGCCATCCAGATCGGCGCGTCTCTCCCGAACCGCCGCGCTCGTGCTGCACGCTTGGCTTACACCAAGTTCATGTACGACCTGACGCTTCAGGGGAGCCCCGAGAAGGGTCTCGGCGGCCTGATCAACTATCCAGGTGTTGTTACGGCAGTTGTTCCTGCCGATGGCACTGGCTCTGCGACCTTCTGGGTCGATGAAGATGGCGTGGGCGTGAAGACGCCAGCGCAGATCGTTCGCGACATCAATCTCGGCCTGCAGGGTGTGAACCTGGCTACGTTCGAGGTTGAGATGGCTGACACCATCCTCCTGCCGGTCGAAGCATACAATTACATCGCTGCCACGCCTTATAGCGCGACGACGATGGAAACCATCCTGTCCTTCGTCATGCGGACCAACATCTACACCATGACCACCGGTCGCCCGCTGACGATCCGCACGGTGCGCGAGCTTGGTGCGGCTGGTGTAGGCGCGGCTGCCGGTACCGGTCGCATGGTCGTCTACAAGAACGATCAGGACTATGTGAAGCTTCACCTCCCGATGCCTCACCAGTTCCTGCCGGTCTATCAGGATGGCCCGCTCAATTGGCAGGTTCCCGGCATCTTCCGCACCGGCGGTGTGGAACTGCTTACCACGGTCGCGTTCCGTTACCTCGACGGTATCAGCCAGCCACCGGCCGCGTAACATCGAAAACAATAGCGGGCGGCATCCGTGCCGCTCGCTTATCATCCAAGAGGATTTTCAAATGATCACCGTAAAGAACCTCACGAACAGCCCCTTTGACCTACAGTCTCCCAAGGGAACGGTAAGGCTTCCAGCCTTTGGGCAAGTATCGGGCGAATTCAACGGTGAGTATCTGCAACTCCTCAAGGCAAGTCTTGCCGTCGAAGTGATCGAGAAGACGGAGGATAGCGCCGACGGTTTGGTGAAGCTCCGAGCTGATTACTTTGAGTTCTTTGGGAAGCGCGCCTATCACGGCTGGAGCGCCGAAGAACTCCAGGCCAAGATTGACGAAAAGCTCGGAGAGTGAGGGCATGGCTGGCTACGGCACCAACGAAGGGTTCACGGCTTACGCTGAGGCCGCAGGCTATGTATTCCCGGATGGCACGACTGAGCCGCAGAAAACAGCCGCCCGTCAGCGAGGTTCGCTGTTCATCGATCGTTACGAGCCCCGTTTCAGTGGTTCGCGCACTGGCGGATACACTCAGGAGCGCGCTTGGCCGCGCACCGGTGCATCCACATACTACGGCGAGCCAATCCCCTCTGACGTCGTTCCTGTGGCGATAGAGAACGCATCCTATGAGGCGGCTTATCTCGAATTGACCAATCCGGGCAGTTTGTCACCGGTAGTGACAGGATCTTCTACGGTGAAGCGTGAGAAGGTGGGAAGCCTCGAAATCGAATACGCCGCCTCATCGTCAACCGACATCGGAAACATCGTTGCCATGGCCACGCCGGTTGTTACGGCAATCGAGGGCATGCTGTGGCTCTTCATGTGCCCGGTCATCCCCGGCATTCTGGTGGTCTGAATGGCGAGCTTTGATTACGGCAGAAGCCGCGCGGTCGCTGAACGTCTGATCGCCAAGTTCGGCACGACCGGCGCAATCCGCCGCTCAGTTAAAACCGGGCCAGACTACGACCCCGAGATCACCGATACGGACTATGCGTGCACGCTGGTCACGCTGGAGATAGACATCTCGAAGATCGACGGCACCCTCATCCAGCAGGGCGACCGCATGGTGTATGTCTCCACGAAGGGCTTGACGATCGAAGTCACCGTAAGTGACAAGCTGGTCATTGCCGAGAAAGAGCATGTGATTAAACAGTGCCGGCCGTTGTCACCGGCTGGACTGACCGTCTACTATGAATTGATCATCGCGAGTTAGAGGGCAGAATGGCGTTTCCATCAGAAGTTCAGGCCATCCTCGACGCGCTGGAGCCAGAGGTCCGCAAGGCGTTTCTTGACGCCATCGGCCGGATCACCTCCCAAGCGCAATTGCAGACGGTGGTTGGCCATATTCAGAATGGCAACATAGAGGCTGCTATCGCGGCGCTACGCGTCGATCCGGTATTCTTCCAGCCTTTGGACCGGGCGCTCTCTGATGCTTACTACAGGGGAGGAGTGGCGGCGTTGGCTGCGCTCCCGAAGATACCAGACCCTTTTCGGGTGGTTCAGCGGTTTTTGGCTTCAATGGAAGACATGACCGCGCCGACCTGTGGGCAAGATCACACGTCGCAAACCTCATCACCTCCATTACCGAAGGAGTGAGGCAGGCCGTTCGCGAGACCATCGTGGAAGGCATCTCTCAGAATAGAACACCGCAGGCCATCGCGCTTGATCTGGTCGGTCGGAAAAGCAAAGTCACTGGCCTTCGCGAGAACGGTTTGATCGGCCTTACGCCGGCACAAGCACAAACGACGCTCAAGATACGCAATGCGCTGCTCACAGGAGACCGTGAGGGGCTTTCTGACTATCTCGGCATGAAGCTGCGCGACAAGCGCTATACGGCTGTTGTTGAGGCTGTGCGGCGGAATGGCTGGGACGCGGCGCTTGAGGCTTACAACAAGCGGCGCCCGGTCAAGGTCACAAAGGCCGAATTAATCGCCACGCTGATGGCTGATCACAAATCTCGGGCTTTGATGTTCAGGGCTAACCTGATTGCGGAGAACGAGACGCTGACCGCGCTTCGTGCCGGCCGGCATGAGGGATATCTGCAGCTTCTCGAAAGCGGAACGGTATCGGAAGACCAGATTGAACGGACGTGGGATGCGACCGGCGACAAGCGCACGCGCCCAGATCATATGGCAATGGAAGGCCAGAAGGTAACCGGCCTGTCGGCGCCATTCGTGGCCCCGGACGGTTCTCGGCTGATGTTCCCCGGCGACATCTCGCTTGGAGCCTCGGCAAAGCAGACCATCAGGTGCCGTTGCATCGAGCGGATCAGGATAAGGTACATCAGGTAATGGTGAAGCAAACCCTCTCTGTATCGGTCCGGCAGTTCGCCAACATGACCAAGATGCAGATGCGGGACGTCTTTGCGGAATCCGTTCAGGATGTTGTTGACGCCGCGCAGCTTCCCCGCGCCAAGGGCGGAAGGATACCCGTCGATACTGGCAACCTGCGGAATAGTCTTGCCAGCGGGTTGAACGGCACCATGGGCGCTCCAGACGCCAGCAGCTACGTTGTCACGCTCAGTCAGTTGGAAATAGGCGATATCGCGCAGTTCGCGTGGACGGCTCCCTATGCCCGAAGGATCGAGCTTGGGTTCTCGGGGAAGGATAGCTTAGGGCGGACATACGAACAGTCTGGCGCGCACTTCCTGGGGGCGGCTGTGGCACAGTGGCCGCAGTTCGTGACGGCCAACGCAGCAAGGCTGAAAAAATGAACCAGACGAATATCGAGTTGACCCTTGCCGCGGACTTTAACACTGCGGCGGGCGGGTGGAAGGTTGCCTTTCCGAACATTCCCTTCAGTTCACCCAAGCCTTACGTCCGCTTTGAAATCGTGCGGGTCTCCAATCGGGATGACACCCTCGAGGGACAGGCCGCGATCAGCAAGGGTCGGATCGTGGCAACTGTCGTCACTGAGATCGGCACCAAGAGCAAAGATGCCAACACCAAGGCCGATCAGATAGCCGCTTACTATCCGATGGGCCGGCGACTGCCAGTCATCGACGGCGAGATCGTCATCATCGCGCCGCCGAACATTCAAGAGGGCTTTCCTCAAGACGCGGATTGGCGAACGCCAGTCATCATCGACTACGAAGCTTCTTAACTCTGAAAGGATAAGGGCATGTCTACTTCTGACATCGGCCACACGCTGTTTTTCAAGGCGGGCGCACCAGCGACGTTTGACGAAGCCGGCTATGAGGCGCTGTTCACCACGGGCGCAATCAAGGTCAACGGCATCCAGTCCATTGGCCCTGTTGGCGGCACCAATGCCATCATCGACGTGCCGGATCTGGAAAGCGGCTGGATCATGGGCGCAAAGGGCGCCAAGACCGGTTCCGCCACCGCCATTTCCATGCGCGAGATTAAGGGGGATGCAGGGCAGGCGGCTGTGAAGGCTGCGGCCAAGGAAGGCCCGCACAACCTCTACTCGTTCAAGATCGTTGAGCCTGGTGCCAGCGGCGATGTCGAGTACATCACCGGCATTTGCCACGACTGGCAGCGCAACGAGCGCTCTACCACCAGCTACGCCGGATTCACGTTCAGCATCCGCGCAAACTATGACAGCGTTGTCGCAGAGGCTCCCTGATGGATTTTTCACAGTTCGACAGCCGCAAAGCATCCGAGAAACCTCGCGCACTTCACCTGAAGCACCCCGGCACAGGCAAACTTCTCTTTGACGAGGACGACAAGAACAAGCCCTGCCGGGTTCTCGTTCTCGGTATCGAGGGGGCGACGGGCCAGACGTCCATCCTCGAAAGCCAGCGCGCCCGCATGAAGGAAGATCGATCGGCCGGGGAGCCTGTCACGGTCGAATCCATCCACGCCAACCTCGTGAAAGACTTCGCGCCGCTGGTGGTCGGCTTTGAAAACATCAGCCGCGGCAACAAAGCAGCCAAAGCCCCTGATGACGTAGAGTGGTTTCTGAACCTGCAGGTCGTCAACGGGAACCGGGCGCAGAAATCCTTTGTCGAGCAGGTGAGGGACTTCGCTACCGATCGCGCGGCAATCCTGGGAAACGAGAGCGCCAGCTAGTCTTGGCTGCACAGCAACTCGGCTGGCTGGCATCCACGATCACCAACGAGAAGATGAGCCGGGGGCAGAAATACCTCGTCTCAGGCGTTATGCCACCGATGCCAGACCTTGAGGCGGGGGAATATCTGCTTGATGCCCTGAAAGAAATCGGTCCGATCCGCTCGAATGGAATGGGCCTTGGAACGCCAGACTGGCAAGAGCTTGTGGCCTTCGCGTCAGCAAATGACCTTGCGCTTCATCCTTGGGAATTCCGTCTGATCCGAAAGATGGCTTCGGCTTACTTGTCCGGGTTTAACTCAGGCAAGGAGCCTTTGAGTATTCCGCCTATGGAGCGGGATGCAGACTAGATGAAAAGGCGGCTCCGGCCGCCTCAACTGTTTTAGGAGATGGATATGAAACGCATATGGAACTACGTCACTTGGGACGATGTTTTGCTCACAGCCCAGCAATACGAAGACGATTTTGCCAAGAGAGAAAGGCGCGATCCGGTAGAGATTACCAAGGACACGCCAATCACTCTCAAAATGCTATCTGCTCTCGTGTCTCACCCGATCAGCGGCCCGTACCCGGACGAGTAGGCCGGTTCTCCATGTACCCGGAAGCTGTCGAGATCGCTTTCTTGATGTCTTCCAGGCTGAGCTTGGATGCCTTCTGGATCATGTCATATACGGTTTCTGCGGCGTTTGCGTGGATAGTGGAAATCGCGTCGTTTTCCCTGTCGACTCTCACTCTTGCGCCCACGGCAAGAGTGTTCGCTGACGGACCGCCAGCGGCGATGTCAGGAAAAAGGGTGATGGTGAAGTCAGCCATTAACGGCTGGCCCTCCCGCGAAGGCGGCAGAAGGTGGATATCAGACACTTCCGAATAAAGAATGCTCATGCGTTACTCCTTTAGCTTGGCACTAGAAAAGGAGCACGGATGCAATCGGGAGTCGAGTCAGTCTTTGGGAGGTTGGTTGCCGTTCTTCTGTTCGTCTAGCTCTATCATGTCTTCGACCAAATGAGCGTTATGGATAAGGTTTTCCATGCGGGCCGTTGCCTCGCGCAGGAGATCGAGCACCTTCGTTCCATTGTAGTAGTTGAGTTCCTGAATGCTGACCAAGTCCTCAGCGGCTTTCAGGTTGTTTGTTTCGAGCGTGAGGATCAGGCGGGCCACAATTTCAGCGTTAAGCGAGCGATTGTTTTCCGCTGCACACGCTTTGAGCGCGTCTCGCATTCCATCAGGGAGCCTCAGCATAAACTTGTCGGTGAACGTCCGATTTTGTTCTTCTGTCATAATGATGTCCTTAGGACACAAATAATTGTTGACGCAGTGAAGTCCTTAGGACATATTGATCGTGTCCTTAGGACATCACGGAGACTTACATGAGAAACGAAGACTTGGAAAGGTTCACGTTGCGCGCGCCGCCAGAGCTGATCACCGAAATTAAGGTGAAAGCGGCTAGTGCTCGCCGGTCGCTGAACTCGCAGATTGTGACTATGCTTGAAAGAGCAGTCGCTGCGGAAAATGAAAAGAGCGGGAACCCGGCCTAGGAACCGTCCCGCTCTTTCGACACAAATTGAAACCGGAGATTTCAACATGCAAACGCATGATAGCAAACCTGTGCCTTCTTTGGCAATCCCGCTTTCCAGCCTGTTTTCTAACTCTTTCGTTGCAGCGGCTTTCCGCCGTGCCGAGCGCGATAACGGCTCTGCAATGGCTGTCCCGGCTCCTAAGGGTCCGGTTCTGGTTGGCGGGGAGGCGGCGTGATGGATCGTCGCACAGTTCTCAAAGGCGGTCTTGTTCTTGCCGCCACGGCCCATACGACTGCAAATGTCGCCGTAGCGGGCGATCCACTGGTCCAGGCTGTAAAGAATTTCGAACAAGGGAAGAAGGCTTTCTGCTCCATTAAAGAGGCCGACTGGCCTTCGCTTGGAGGCGAAGATGCCGTTATCGAGATGACATACGGCGCGCCGATGCGCGTGCTGGACGAATGGAACAAGCCTTGCACGTCCTTGGAGGGAGCCATCTCAGCACTGCGACATGCCGTTGACGAAGCGGACGTTTTCTCATGCTCCGAGAGCTTGGACAGCATGCTTCGTGCGGCGCTTGGCTATCTAGAAAGTCTGCCTGCATGATTTCTGAAAACAACCATTCGGGCGGCATTCTCCGCCTGATCCGTGACGGCGGGGTATTGGCCTCGTAACCGGCCCCGCTGTCACGTTCCCCGGCCATCGTTAGCGCGATGGTCAGTTCCACTGCCTAACCATTAGGAGAATAGGCAATGACAACGATTGATATGACGAAGCCCGAGACTGAAAGCAATAGCGTAATGCCGTACCAGTTTGACGGACGGAATATTCGCATTGTCGAAAAGGCGGGTGAGTACTGGTTTGTTGCGACTGATGTTGCTGCGGAACTCGGCTATCGCGAAGCCTACGATCTAACCCGCACGTTGGACGACGATGAAAAGGGTCCGCACTATCTGCGGACCCTTGGTGGAGAACAGGAAGTTACGGTTATTTCGGAGCCGGGTCTTTACCGCGCTATCGTTCAGCGGCGTACAGCCAAAAAGATGGACGAAAAGCTGGCGAGCCGTATCTCTCGCTTTCAGCGTTGGGTGTTTCATGACGTGCTGCCATCAATCCGCAAGACTGGTGGATATAACTCGGCACCTTCTGTCACCGTCGAGGGACTGCTTGCAAACCCTGAAACACTGCTTGCTATTACTCAGGGTTACGCGCTGCGAATTGCAGAGATGGGCCGCGAAATGGAGGGTATGAAGCAGGAAGTCGGGGTTCTGGATCGTATCGCCAAGTCTGACGGACTTTACGGCGTCCGGCAGACAAGCCAAATCCTTCAGATGGAGGAGCGGAAGTTCGTCGCGTGGCTGATGCAGATCGGCTGGGTTTTCCGTCATACGGGCAGCAAAACGCTTATGGGCTTCGCAGAAAAGCGGAAAGCGGGCTTCATGCAGCACAAGCTTGAGGTTTATACCAAGGGCGACGGCAGCGAAGGATCGCGTGAAGTCCTCAAGTTCACACCGCTCGGCATCACAAAGCTGGCAAAGCGGCTGAATATCACTCTTACCGACGCTGATCTTGGCGTTTCGGAAAATCAGAGGGCTGCATAAATGGGCGAAGTTATCGATTTCCCTCAACCGCCCACGCCGGTTGACATCGAGGTAGAAAGCCTCGTTGGACAGGCGGAAGAAGGGGGCGCTTTAGTTTGCGTCCTCAGGGACGAACGAGGGGAGGTTTCCATCTCGTTTGAACCATGGCCGGCTGGCATCAGCGCTTCTGGATTCGCGGTGATCAACAAGATCACCAACAGATTCCGGGACAGCAAAGAGTTCCGCGAAACGCTGTGCTCTTATGCTTGGAATGTTGGTGGCATGTACACCGCCGGATCATTCCGAACGGTCGCTTCCGTCTAATGTCACCAGTACGGTGACATATTCAAAAACAGTGAGTTAGGCGGCGCAAGCCGCCTTTCTTATTTTGATAGTTTGATGGCAGTGCCAGTCACGGCAAGGAACAGTCCGCCAGAACCACCAGACAATTCACTATAGTCGAAATCAACGCCAATGACGGCGTCTGCGCCAACATCAAAGGCTTCCTGTTTCAGCTCTTGCATGCAGAGAGAGCGGCCTTGCTTTAGTGCATCTTGGACAGCTTTGCTCCGGCCTCCAATGATGTCGCGAACCGCAGTTGTAATATCTTTGAAAATATTTATGCCAATCGCAGCCTCAGCACCCACAATGGAAATGACTTCATAATGTTCGAATCCAGGTATGCTGTTCGCTGTCGTCAACAAAATCTTCTGGATGTTCTCCGCTCTTCTGACGTCTTCGACAGCCTTAGCTTCTCGCAGTGAGTTTTGAGCGGCTTCACGTTCCTCTTGGGTGGAAAGACATTCATCGCACATACCAGTGCGGGTCAGTTCGAAAATGCTGAAGCTTTTGTCGCACACCTTACATTTTGCCATCTCATGCCCTTCAGATGAAACCCAATGCTCTACAGTTACGGAGAACTCCGGGTGCCATATCGTTATCCTTGAGGTCAGTTTTTATTCGTGAATCTAGACCAGAGCAGAAGCGCCGCACCGCTGCATCGTCGCCCTTCTCTGCGCCAGCTAGTCGGAACAGTTCGTTTCGGACGGCATTGATGTTCTCTGCGCGGGCATTTGCAGCGGCCCTGTACTGATACTGGCCCCAAAGATAATACCCGCCGGACGCGATCACGACTACGCATGCCACCGCAATCAAACCCTTGAGCCAACCGTCCATCTTGATTCCTCGCTGTTCATGGCGCGGGACGATATATCTTCGCCATAGGAGGCGTAAAGAGTGACCGATTTCGCCACCTTGGTTTTGAACGCCGATAGTCGCGGCCTCGTATCTGGAGAGCAGGCTCTTGACCGCTTCGCGGCAACAGCAGAGAGGACCGAAAACCGCACAGAAAAAGCTCTCAGTGGCGTAGAACGAGCGTCTCGCGATGTGGCAAAGCAGAGCACCTACACCAGCCAGGCATTGCGTATGCAGGCGATGCAACTGTCACAAGTCGCGCAGCAGGCGACGGCGACCGGGAATGTTATGCAGGCTATCGCGATACAGTTGCCTGACCTTGCCTTGGTATTTGGCCCTATCGGTATCGCAGCCGGTGCGGCAGCCGGGGCGGTTCTGTCATACTTCTCGTCGTTTGATGGCGCAGAGGATTCTAACGTTGCTCTGGAAGAGCAAATCCGGCTTATCCAGCAGGTGGCAGACAATTGGGGCGATGCTATCCCCGCACTTCGCGAGTATGCCGACGAACTGGAACGTGCAAAAAACCTTGCCGATTTGCAGACGGGCGGCCGCCTCACGGTTGAGGCTCAGTACGACAAAATCCGAGAAGAACTTGAGGGGTTCAACGACGAATACGGACGTACACTAGAGCTACTCAATTCGACGGATGGGACCGACGAGTCCGTAATTCGCCTGTCCGTGGCGTATGAAGATCTTCAGGAAAAAATCCGGGACGGGACCGCGACCGTTGAAGACTTTCAAAGGGTTCAGCAGGCGGCCACCGAAGTCGCGGCTACCAAAGGTTTCCAAGATATCGCCGGGTTCGCATCGGCATTCGATGGTCTCACGGCTAAGGTGATGCAGTCGCTAGGGGCCATTCAGCAGTTGCAGACCGCCCTTAATGGGCAAGCTCTCATGCTTGACCCCAGAACGTGGCGAAGCGCCGGCTTGTCAGGCCAAGATGCTGACGGCCCCATTCAAGGCAATGGCTTTATCCTTCCGGAGATCGGCCCGGTTCCAGGCTCACGAGGCACGCCAGAGCTGTCCGGCTTCCCATGGGAGAATTTCAATAAGCGCGACCGTAGCAGCGAGCGCGCGGCGAAGGCCTACGAACGCGAACGCCAATCTGTCGCTGACCTCATCAAAGAGCTTGAGGAAGAACTCAGCCTCGTAGGCCAGAGCGAGACAGCAAAGCGCTCTGCCGCTGCGATCCGCCAAGCTGGCGCAACTGCGACCGAAGACGAAAAGAAAGCGATAGCCGATCTCATTACCCAGATCGACGCCGAGCAGGAAGCTCGGGACCGACAGATCGATACCATGGACCAGTACAAGGATAGTGTCGGCAGCGTTCTCGATGATGTCCGGTCCGCAATGGATGACGGCAAAATCACTTGGGACGAGTGGGCTGATATAGCTCTCAACGCTCTAGACAAGGTGATCAGCCGCATTCAGGACGATTTGCTGGACGCAATCTTCTCCGTCAAAAACGCATCAGGCGGGAGCGGGGGAGGTGGGTTTCTTGGCAGCCTTTTCAGTGGCTTGTTTGGTGGCGGCACAGGCGGCTTTGCAAAGCTTCCGGCAGTCGGGCCCGTGCCGATCGCTCGCCCCAGCTTTGACGGCGGCGGTTACACGGGCTCCGGCGCGCGGGTGGGCGGCCTTGATGGCAAAGGCGGCTTCTGGGCGATGATGCACCCGGACGAAACGGTGATCGATCACACCAAGGGTCAGTCCGCGACAAGCCAACTCGGGGGTACGTCTGAGGTGCTAGTGAGCCTTTCACCCGAGCTTGTGGGCCAAATCCTAGAACAGGCGCAGGGACAGACAGTGAAGATCGTTTCCCAGAACAACAAGAACCAGCGTAACCTCTATCAGAACGGACAGGCGCAAGATGGCTGACCCTATTTCGCTCCCGGTCATTCCTTGGAGCCAAGTCGATTTCACGCCCGTAAGCCCTGTTTCCGCTAACAGGATGGAGGGGCGAAGGACGGAAGTTCAGGCGTTCGCGACACCTTATTGGACAGCGAAGTTCTCGACGGGAACACTTCTCCCGAAACAGTCTGGCCTATTCGACGCCTTTATGATGAAGGCTGACGCCAGAGGCACGACGTTTCTAGGGTATGACGTTTGGCGTCCCAGACCAATCGCGATGGACACGGGTGCCCCGCTATCAGGCACGAAAGCCGGAGGCGGTGCATTCAACGGTCAGGTGTTCTTTCAGTCTGTGAGCGCAAATACTCTTTACCTCGGCGGGTTGCCAGCGGGGTTCATTTTTTCCCCAGGCGACTACATTGAGGTTCGGAAAACCGTTCTCATACGGTCGCTTCATCGCATTGTTGAGCCTTCCATCGCGGATGCAAACGGATTCGCGACTGTGCAGATCATGTACCCGCTCGATACCCAAAACTTCCCATCGACGTGCACAGGCCACCTCGAAAAGCCTGCCTGTATAATGATGATCGATCCGGGGAGTGCCCAAGCCCCGAAATCTCTCGGAAGCCGGGAAACGTCATTCACTGCAACAGAGGTATTCGTATCATGAGCCTTGATCCCGTTGTTGCAGCGCAGATTGAGAAGGGGCGCATTGCTCGTCTCGACCTGATACGCTTCGACCTTCCCGGCAAAACAGTCGGCTACCATCGAGGCGGGCGCCCTTACGTTTACAATGGCCTTACCTACCTGCCGAACCGGTTCTTGGATATCGGCAGTATGACATCGGCGGTTGGTACGGCAGTAACGACGCGCACCATTACGTTTTCGAATATCCCCGTGACCGATCCTGAAGATGCAATCGCGAGGATTGAAGAGTTCGACTATCAAAACAGCCCTTGCATCATCGCCCATCTGTGCGGCGTGCCCAACACGAATGAGGTCTTGGGCATCCTCGCATCGTCCATCTATGAGATCGACCAGGTGCGTTACAACAAGGGCGCTGTATCCGGCTCAGAGCGCACGCTGACGATGGAAATTGACCTGCAGCCTCCTGGACGCTCGGCGCGAGGCTCCACGGGTGTCAAGCGATCCATCGCAGAACAGCAGTTCGACAACAGTCCAACAGACACCGGCCTCGAATATGTGGCCACCAACGCCAGCATTCCTGAGGAATGGGGCCAACGGCAAGGTTGAGGAGAAGTCAGATGATGTTTCATAACAAGCAGGCAGAGCATGTCACCGTCGGCCTCTTCAAAGACCACGAGGGCCAGCCGTTGGTCACTGTCGACGGCATCAACGCCGGCACGGTCAATTACCTAGAAGAGATGATCAGGAATTTCCGTCGTCAGCAGGCTGAGACTATTTCTGATTCCAATCAGGTTAAGGCCCCCTTCGTTATCTCAGACGGCATCCTTCATGTTGACGAAGTCAGAGTGCAGAACCTGAGTGCGATTACGGCTGTTCTGCGCAACGTTCAGATCACCGAAGCCGTCATCGGTCCAGGCCGGTAATCACTCATGAACCGTTTTCGAATTGTCGAAGCTACGCTGAACGCGGAGCTCGCGAAGCCGTATGCGTATGGCACAGCCGATTGCTTTTTCATGGGCTGCGCAATGATCGATGCGCTCACTGGCGCCGAGACGGCCAAGAAGTATATCGGCAGCTACAAGACGCTCGCAGGAGCACAGAGAGCGCTCAGGAAGCGCAAACACAAGTCTCTGGTGACATTCTTCGCCGCGGAGCTTGATCAGCAGCCGAAGGGCGCCGCGGAGGCACGTTTCGGCGATCTGGCGATCCTTCGCCTTGCTGATGGCGCCGAGCACGTCGGTGTTTGCCTTGGTCTTCGATTTGTCACGAAAACACCTGCTGGCCGTGAGGACTACGGCCTCGGGGAAGTCATCGCAGCCTTTCATATCGGATAATCGTCAATGGCAATTTTTTCACTGATTGCTACCGGGATAGCCACGCTCTTTGGCGGCGGTATCATCGGTTCGCTGATCAGCGGCGCGCTTGCCTTTGGCGCTAGTCTGGCATTCAGCTACCTCAAGCGGCCCAAGAAGCGCGCCTACACGGCGGTGCAGGGCGACACGCAGTACGGCGGTGATATCGACGTTCAGGCGCTGTACGGCCACGGCAAGACCAAAGGGCAGCGCACCTATTATGCCAAGTGGGGGCAGGGGAATAAGTTCAACTGCGAAGTTTTCGTCCTGGCAAACGGCTGGTGCGATGGTCTGTTTGATTATTGCTTCGTCTACGGCGAGCGGCGGGCGCTAATCCAGGTCGCGAACATCGGAGGCGAGGCTGCTCACTATCGTATCGACGGGTTCAGCGACAAGATATCGATCAGGTTCTACGATGGCCGCCCAGGTCAACCGGTCGACGCCAAGCTTGTTGCTGATACGGCGGCTCTCGGCAACACGTGGAAGAACACGAGCGTCAATGCTGGCCTCTGCTATGTCATTGTCGAACGCCTCTATGACAGCGCATTGTTCGAAAAAGGCAAGCCAGATATCGAATTTGTCATGCGCGGTCTCCGCCAGTATGACCCCCGCAAGGATTCGACGGTCGCCGGCGGCTCTGGTCCGCAGCGCATCAACGATCCTGCAACGTGGGTATTCACGCGCAACCCGGCTGTGCACCGGCTGAACTATCAGCTTGGCCTCAGCGCGTTAAACTCAGGTCGCACGTTGATTGGTGAAGGCAAGTCGCTCGGTCAACTGGATCTGGCGACCTACTTCGTAGCCATGAATGTCTGCGACACCATCAAGGCGGGGAAGCCGACCTATGAATGCGGCCTTTGGGTAACGGGCGCTGACGACCATACCGAAGTCCTCAAGGAATTTGAGGACGCTATGGCAGGCTACGGCCTCAACCGTCGTGGCCTTTCTGGCGTGATCGCTGGTGCTCCTCAAATCCCGGTACTGGAAATAACCAAGGATGACCTCGATACCGGCCGGTCAAGTGAATATCAGTTCAAGAAATCTGCTTTTGAGCGGTACAACCATATCTCTGGCCAGTTCCTGTCAATTGCAGACCTTTGGAACCCCCAGAGCCTCAAGCCGGTCTACTCGAATGCCGATGTGGCTGCCGACGGACGCAACAGGCAGACCAGCAATGATTTCCTTCAGGTCACCGACCCGGATATCGCGCAATACCTTCTGACCATTCGCTATCGTCAGAACCGCATGGGCGGCACGGCCACCCTGCCTGTCAGTTTGCGTGTGGGTCTGAAGGTGCAGGAAGGTGAGTGGATCGTCTGGAACGGCCGCACGTGGATGATCTCCGAGTGGCTATGCGACGAGAGCTTCAACATCACGCTGAAGCTTTCCGAAACCAGCGCAGATATCTACGATGACGGTGGAATTGATCCCGGCCCGGTGGTTATCCCGCCGACGCCGCCAATCAATCCCTCTATACTGACGACCGTCCAGAACTTCGCCATCGCAACGGGCATGATCGAGGGCGCACAGGGCTTTCAAACCCCGGCATTGCGCTTCACATGGTCGCCGCCACAAGATCCGTCAATCACCGAAGTGATTTTCGAATATCGGATAAGCGGTTCTACGACCGTCTACACCGATGTCTGCAAAGAGCCGGAGAAAGGGGAGTTCCTTACATCCAAGGATGTGATTTCTGGCGTGTTCTACAACGCGCGGGCCACGATCCGCACAGTTCCTGACAGGTTCAAGACATGGACGCCGTTCGTCACGTCTGCGAATGTGACTGGAAACCAGACGGTTTACGCAGAAATCGACTTCTCCGGCATCGATAAGCAGCTCTCTTGGCTCTACGACAACGCGCGCACGTCGCGAGATCGCATTCAGGCTCTCATCACTGCCCAGCTGGAAATGCCAGCTGCAGCAATGGAGCACAGCGAATCCATCAGGCGCGACTTGTCGCTGGCGCTGGGCAATGCTCGTGCGGACTATCGCGAGAAAATCGAGATAGCGGTAAGCGAGACGGCGGCCGTTGGCACGAAGCTGGAAGAGCTGACTGTCAGTGTAGGGCAGAACATTGCCTCGCTTACCAGCCAAGTGCAGGTCGCTGTTGATGGCACTCAAGCCGTTGCCACGCGAGTGGATGGGCTTGAGGTATCGTTCAATGGCTCGATTGCCAGCCTCAACACCCAGATCATTGCCGTTGCTGATGCCAATCAGGCATTGGCGGGCAGGGTTGACGAAATCGAGGTGGAGTTTGGTGCGGCGACTGCCGGACTGTCTTCGGACATTCTCGCGGTGGCCAATGCTACATCGGCGCTGGCTACGCGGACGGACACACTCACAGCGGCCCTCGGCGGGAACAACGCTCAGGTCAATGTGAAGTGGCAGGCAAGCGCTGGGCCGTCTGGCTACGCTGCTCGCTACGCAATTGTTGCCGCCGTGAACGACGCATCGTTCCGGTCAGCAGCGTTGATGCTGGACGTACCCTCAAGCACGTCGAGCCCGACACGCATCATCATGCAGGCAGCGCAAATCCTGATGTACGGGACAGACCCTTCTTCTCTGAAGCGTCCTTTCGTCTTTCAGGACGGCGTCCTCTATCTCGATGACGTCCGGGTTAACACTCTTGCGGCTTTGTCGGGTGTGCTGGGTAACGTCAACATCGAAGACGCCTATATTGGCAATCTCCAGGTTGGCACGTCCAACATCGCTCCCGGCGCTGTCAGCGTTGCCGTGTCTGCATCCTCTGGAACACTGGTGGTTGACCACGGCGCAGGTTCTCCAAACATCCTGATAATATGGAAAACAAGAGGAACCATGTCCACTACGGTCAATCCTCCCGGATTGGCCACCGCGTCTATGACGCTATCGGAAAGTGGCAACATTATTGACACCCAGCACAGTTCTTCTGTCCAGGGTGGAGCAACCGCATATGTGGCTTCCTCTGTGAACTTCGTTCCGCCATCTGGCAGAACGCAGACGACTTTCTCGATTGGAGGCGCTTCAGGCCCTTCGGGGAGCCTTCAAAGCGGAAGCCTGGTCTCGCAAATCTCGGCGCTGGTGTTCAAGCGCTAACCCTCGAATAGGTGAAAAATGACAACCGGCAACACGATGCAGGTCGACCCGATGGTTGCCCTGCAAGAGGCGAACGCGCGCGAAGAGTTCTTCAGGCAGCGCAACCTGTTCCTTGCTCAGTCCTATGCGTCAGCCACGTCTGAAATCGCTCGGCTGAATGCGAGAATCGAGGGCTTGGAAGCCGATCTGCGTCTTGCTCGCGGCGAGGAAGATGAACCCATTGACGGAGGCTCCGAATAATGGCTGGCGAAGCTTACTATAACACCGGCACGGCGACTGTTGCGGCAAATTCCAAGACCGTAACCGGAACCGGCACCAATTGGCTGTCAGCCGTGGGCGGTTTGACCGCCATCAAGGCTGGCGACAAGTTTGGCATTCATGTCGGCCGGCCGATCATCATTGCGTCGGTCGATAGCAACACGCAGCTGACGCTTGAGGACAATTGGCCGGGCCCGGCCCAGACCAATGCTGCCTACAAGATCGAGCTTACTAATCCGGACGTGATCGCTGTTGAGGCGATGCGGCGCTTGCTGGGTTCGCTCGGCTCTGGCGTCCTGTATGGACTTTCACAGCTGCCATCCACGCCGAGCAAGGCACTGACGATTGATGAGAACGGATCGGCGGCCCTTGCCGATCTTTCACCGATTGGTCGATCCCTGATTGCTTCACTTAATAGCTCGGCGGCATATGGCATTCTTGGGGTGATCCCTAATGCGCAATTGCCGACGCGATTGCGTGAACTTTCAACTGCAGTTGCCGATGCGAATGCGGCGATTATTTACGGCGGATATTCCGTATCATCGACGGCGTCCAATATTCCCGAAGGCGCTGCTGGAACGATTCATGTGATATCATCCAGTGCTAGCGTCGTCAGCCAAGTCTATATCCGTGCCAGCAACGGAAATGCATGGATCAGGGCGATGTCCGGAGGCGTATGGGGTTCGTGGTATCGAATCCCCAACTTCGGTAGTGACAACATCATTCCGGAAGCGTCATTGCCAGCCAGAGCCAGAGCGGTATCGTCTTCGGTTACAAACATCGACACTGCTATAGAAAGCGGCAATTACACTGCTGGCGGGAGTGCTACGGGCCATCCTACAGGGTCCGGTGTGTTTGGGTTCTCCACGGTTTATGTCAATTCCACGACGCAAATCCAGATCGGTTCCACGGCTGGCAACGCTTGGTACGTTCGAGCAAAGGCGTCGGGAACATGGGGAGCTTGGTCAAGGTTGCCGTTAGCTCAAACGAGTGTAACAGACACCACGGCCAATGCTGCAATGATCGTCGGAGCGTTTGGACTTGGTGCAAATTCCATCACCTTGTCTTCCAGCGATAACCTTGACGCCCTCACGGCGTCATCCGGGATGTATAACTGGGGTAGCCCGTCACCGACGAATGCACCATACACCTTTGGTGGGCTTCTTAATATCAGGCGAAATTCCACGACTGGTATTCAAGTTGTGTGGAACCATGGCACTGGATCACCACAGTATAGATATCAAGGTTCCGGGTCTTGGAGTTCATGGGTATCCTTTGGCGGCGACGTGTCAGGTCCTGCGGGAGCAACAGATGGATATCTCGCTGCGTTCAACGGTACGACCGGCAAACTTCTAAAGCAGCAAATCCTCTCCGCTTTTGCTGCCACAATACTTGATGATGCCAGCGGCGCGGCGATGTTCGCAACCATGGGCGCGACATTTTCTGGTAGCTCAGCAGCCGGTTCTGCAAAGTTACCAAGCGGGCTCGAGTTAAAATGGGGAACTTCTGTCAATTCCCTATCTGATTTCCGCCAACTATTCCCTATCGCTTTCGCCAACGACTGCTTTGTCGCCCTCCCTGTCAATACGTTTGATTATGGCGGGGCGGCAGACAGGTTCATTGGGGCAAGCACATCAAACGTCGATAAAAATGGCTTCGACATTAGGGCGAGAAATATCACCAACGGCGGAGGTGTTGCAGGGCAAGGAAACGCGCCAATTCGTTGGCTAGCAGTAGGGTGGTAAAAATGGTTTTCGCAAAATTTGATGACGAGGGTTTCCCGGTTGGCTTCTATACCGAAGAAATCCACGGCGATACGATTCCAACTGATGCAATTGAAATCACGAACGATCAATGGCGGGAATTTCTCGACAATCCCGGCTTGAGAAAATGGGTCAATGGCGAGATGGCGGAATACATTCCACCATCAGTCGAAATTCCCGATCCGGTCACGGTCGTTTTCAGCGTTGATCTGTGGTCGCGGATGACAGACGACGAAGCGGACTTGGTTGGCGCAGCCATGGAAGAGCAGCCCTTCCGTGTTCGCAAGATATTCGAAAGTGCCAGCACATTCCGCAGCGACCATGAACTGTGGCCGCTCTTGGTGCAGATCGCCACCACGCTTTTCGGCGCGGAGCGTGGGGGGGAAATCCTTGCGCCCTCCTCGCAATAGCGCCCATCGCTTGGCCGGTAGCGTAACCCGGCACCCATAACCCACAATCAGGAGAACATCATGGCACGACGCATCAACGCGGCGGGGCTTTCGCACATCATGCAGTGGGAAGGCAAACGGCTTGTCGCATATCAGGATGTCGCGGGCATCTGGACTATCGGCTACGGGCACACCACAGCCGCCGGCATTCCTCGTGTCCGCGAAGGCATGCGGATCAGCGAAAAGGAAGCTGAGGATATCCTGAAGTCTGACCTCAGGAAGTTCGAGGACCGCGTGAGCCGCCTGGTAAAAGTCCCGCTGACGGACAACCAGTTTGCCGTTCTCGTCTCCTTCGACTTCAATACCGGCGCCCTCCACAAGTCCACACTCCTGAAGAAGCTCAACGCTGGTGACTATGACGCCGTGCCTGCCGAACTCATGAAGTGGGTCAATGCTGGAGGCAAGCGGGTTCAGGGCCTCGTCAATCGTCGCGCCGCGGAAGCTGGTCTGTGGGCCAAGGGCGAGTTCGTATCGAGCAACACCGTCGAGGCTAAGAAAGCCGTGCCGGTCAAGGATGTTGCCGTCATCGGCGGCACTGGCACTACGGGCGCGGTGGCGACCATTGGCCCTGCGATCCCGGATATTGTCGACGCGGTGTCCAGCCAGCGCGATGAGCTAACAAGCGGGCAGTGGGCGCGCGTCATTGTCGCCGTGCTGATCCTCGGCCTCACGCTCTACGGCATCTGGCGCAAGGTGAAGTCATGATCTGGGCTCTCATCCCCAACTGGCTCAAAATCGCCGCTGGCGGCCTTCTCTGCGCCTTGCTGCTGGCCTCTGGCTCCTACTGGCTGGGAAAGCGCGAAGGCCGCTCACAGGCGGCTACGGAAGCCTTGGCTAAGACAGTCGAAGTCCTCCAATCAAGGAACGATACCAATGTGGAAATCAATTCTTCCGCTGCTGCTGAGCTGTGCGCTCATTACGGGCTGCCAGACGAAGAACGTCTGGAATGTGTGCGCCGGCTGGCAAAAGCTTCGGGTAGGGACAGCAGAAACGGCAGTCTATCTCTCCCAGAATGATAGAGGGCTCGCGAACGGTATCGCGAGCCACAACGCGCATGGAAGCCGCCAAGGGTGCTGGAAATGAGCGCGCCTGGTTACAGGGGCGTTGGCATGTGGGTGCGCATCCAGCATCGCTTCGGCCCGAGAATGACCGAGTGGTTCATGGCGTTGCACATGATCGGGTTTGGCTGGGTGCTTCTCCTGCCGACGCAGACATTCAACCTGCCGCAGTTCCAAACCTTCAGGCAGCTTTTCCCATCGGAATCATTTCTCGGATGGCTCATGGCGATCGTCGGGTGCTTGCGCATCATTGGCCTGGTCATCAATGGCGCCAAGGAGAAGGTAACTCCCCAGATCAGGCAGCTTTCGGCTGGGGTGGGCTGCATCATCTGGACAGGCATAACATACTGCTTCGCATCCTCTGATGTCGTGAGCACGTGGATCGCCATTTATCCGCTTTTTGCTTTTGGCGAGCTCGTCAACATAAACCGCGCCGCTCGCGACCAAGGGGAAATCAGGAATGGAACAGCTGGCTAATCTGCCGACGCCCGCTCTCATCACCTTCGGCGCAACTCTCGCAATAATCTTCGGGGTTCGGTATCTTGGGCTATGGCAGGGCGCTAAAGCGGCTCCGGCCACCTCACCAGCGGCCGCGCAGGTTGCTGCGGTCATTGTCGACCCCACGGCCCTGAACGCTGCCACACGCGCGCTTGAGGCGCATACCGAGGCAGTTTATGAAATGACTGAGACTATGAAAGACTCAGGCAGATCGTTTTCGAATATGGCCATTGAGATGGACCGCATAAGAGAAGAGCTACGCATCCAGCGAGAGGTGGCTAGGAGGCCTTGAACATATCCCAATATGGATAGTGTTCTGCACACCACCAGCGCGGCTTCTCCACCTTGGACTTGCTATAGCCCAGCCCGCCCCACTTTGAGCACGACGGATGTTCGCAATAGTGCTCTTCGATCACGCCGTCGCCGGCCTTGTTGGTCTGGTCGCTCATGCCTTCATCCTTATACCAGCGACTGGAGGCAACCCAGCCTCTTGTCTCAAGAGGTCATAGTGATCTTCCACCTTGCGTGCCGCCTCGTGCACGTCTGGCGCATAGCCGCCCTGTGGAAGCACCTTCGCCCTTATTCGGCGTGAATGGCCACCGTCCCACTTGAAGGTGCCCTTAGTCGGCCCTGCGTACTGTGCGGATATCCGGCCGACAATCTCTCCCTCGACAATGCAAGAGTAATCCTCATGGGGCTGACCGTTTAACCCGGTCTCCGTTCCCCATGTTCGGATCCACATGTGTCTGCGTTGGTATTTCTCATCATCGCGCAC